GGAATGAGCTGACGAGGATATTCAGCATTCTCCTCGCATTTAGGAGTAAAGCTCCAACTGCATAGTGTTGGTACGTTAGTCGCATGGCGTAAGATGACATGCACCGAGGTTAGGTCTACGGACCTGAGAAGGAGCGGTACTATGGCACTGGATAATACCAGAATCGAATCCAATGTACCAGAGGCTTTTTTTAGATGGAGAAGCGTTCCGTACAGATTCATCAGTGAGGAAGCCGCTGAAAGGTTTTCAGCCGCGACACAGCGTAAGTCTGGGCCAATCATTCTTTGGGATTTAGTCAACGCACTACATTCTCTAGGTTATGATCTTCAGGATTTGAAAGCTCGCAGCATATATGATCCTGACATGCTTAGAGAGCCGTTGAGGAGATACGAGAATGGTGGATTGATGGGGGGATACGATAGAAAGGCCTTTGGCCGATCGTTCGATCGTGTCCGCCGCATGTTCCTCGTTAAAGGGGACAAACTTCGGCCGATTGCACTCGATAAATGCATTTTCGAAGGGGACAAGAACTCGGGTGCGCCCTACTTTCAAAAGAAGGCCGACGTCCACAGCCTGGCTCTGAAGGAGGCATATGCTATCCGCAGGGGGATGGCACCACCTCCATTGACTGTCTTCCACCGAGGGAAGAATGAGGAAGAGGCAAGGCCAGTGTTTGGTTATCCCTTCGCACTGACATTATTGGAATCTCGGTTTTTCCACCCATATCAGGACGCCATCCTGAACTCACAATCCTCGCCTTATGTAGGAGGCAAAGAGGACGCTGTATTAGCTGGCTTGATTAACGAGCTGCGACATTACGCGCGTTGGATAGTTGAAATTGATTACTCGGGCCTTGATGGTTCGGCTAGTGGGTTTCTTATCTCAAAAGCTTTTCAGATCATCCGATCTAACTTTGAGATGACTGATTTTGACGCGCGTGATTGGGACATCATTGAGCGTTACCACATTTTCGCACCTATATTAGCGCCAGATGGGCGGATGTATTATGGTAAAGAACATGGGGTAGCTAGCGGTAGCATGTTTACCCAATTGGTAGATACAATAATCTGTTGCTTAGCTTTCTTTTATGTCAAAGAAACGTTAGGTGTGGATTGCTATCGTTATTATGGTTATGGAGACGACTCAATCATAGGTATCAATGGTGAACGTCCAAACCTTGACGAATGGAAATCCAAGATGGGAGAACTTGGGCTAGTCTTGAACCTAGTAAAATCTAAGGTTAAGTTGGATACTGACAAACCATACTTCTTAGGGCATTACTGGGAGCAGTTGCGCGCCACTCGAGACATAGAAGAGACACTGACGCGTCTGGTTACTCCTGAGCGCAATAGACAAGAGTTTTGGTCTAAAGAGGAGAATAACCTGACGTATCGGGACGCGTTGATCGAACGAATCACAGCTTACCAGGAAGATAATCCGGATGCATTTAATCTATTGCAGAGGTTAATTCAATTGATTAAATTTCCTGAGTTGGACAAGAAACCATGGTACCTCGCTACCAGCGACATCCTGACGTACCGTCCGATAAAGGAACAAATTGAGCGGCAACGGTGGAGAAAGACTAAGCACTCTGCGCGAGAGTCACCTCCAGGGCATTTTCGAACCATTAACGACTGGTACTGATTAAACTCCATCTCCGAC